TGAATGTCTCTAATCTTAATATGCGATGTGGTGCCGAAAAGGGGGGTATTCAAATATGGACGAAGGAAGAACAAACCGAAGAATCAAGAATGGTGAATATATACGATTAAAAAGATGTTTCTTTATAGATATAAATGATTGCGCACATCCTGTTTTTCTTATATACGACGTTGTTTATTTATGACTGTTATACCATCCAAAATGGGGATTATTATCTGGAACTCGTGAAAAAAGATACATCAAGAAATAGACAAAAATATAATCTTCTCTCTATTCTTACGCACGTCAGTATTTACCAATATATGATAAATGGTGTCGCCATTTTTATCATTGAACCACATATGGATGTCTTGAATATCCTATTTGTCATATTGTTAGAAAAGATGTATAATAAAATCGGGTTTGGAACAAGCATATTTATTTTTGCCTATATGTTATTCTATTCACCAGTATATCTATCTATCACATATGTGGTTCTCTCTTATATCGCAGTCCAAATGATTATTTATTGAGTTCCGTGTGATATGTGAGTTCAATCCATTCGGTTAAGGTATTTAAATCACAAGTAATCGGGTCTTCTGAGAACCCCTTTAATTTCAGGAATTTCGGGGATTTCATTGTTTTGGTTTTATAGAAGATATAGGGTCCATATTTTCCTTTACGGATGCTTAATGTATCCGTAATGGGACGCACAATACCCACATATGTTGGGTTCTCCATTAATGCGCGATATTGAGAAATGAGTTCCGGTGTTTCAACGAGTTTCTCATTTCGTTCTGTATTGGATTTACTGGTTTTAAATAGGGGATTTAATTCGGACAATTTCAACATAGGAAGAATGTCCGTTTCAATATTCACATCTTCGGACTTTACAGAAACACGCGTCTGTTTCCACGTCGCAAAATATCCGAATTTGCCCTTTTTAAGTTCAATAGGATGTCCTTCATATTCTCCAATCACATTAGAAATGCGTTCTCTCTCAATCTTAATTCCCTTTGTAGTTTGAATGAGTGCGTTCAATGTGTCGTCTCCTTCCTTACAGACTTCGCGCCAGTCATACTTATTTTTCGCGACTTCGTCCAATTTGCTTTCCATTTGACTTGTATATGTATATTCAAATAAATCTTTGTAGTATTTTATGGCGAATTCAATGACGTGTTTTCCAATGTCAGTTATACGCAGTTTGCTCTTTTCGCTTCCTAGGACTTTCTTTTGTTTTTTAACGGTTATTTTGTTCTGCTTCAAAGTATAATCGGCGATTTCATATTCGGTGCCTGTTATATCCGTTTTCTCCACATATCCTCTTTCTTGAATGACCGATACCAAAGAAGAATATGTGGATGGCCGACCAATTCCCTTTCGTTCCAATGTAGAAATGAGTTTCGCCTCTGTATAGTGTTGAATGCTTCCCTGTAAAGATACTTTTGCGGTGATTTCTTGATATGGAATATTATCCGTTTCAACACGCGTTATATCCATTTCGGGAATATCTAAACCGCCAAATAGTGCTTTTATATCGTCGGTGTTTGTCTCATACGGACATATAGAATAAAATAATGTGTCCGGAATACATTCAATGCCATCTACAATTAAAAACCCTTCAAACACGATTTGCTTCATAGTGGTTATATAATGGATTTTATCGGTTTCTTCTTGTTCCTCGTCTTCTTCGGTGTTTTCTATATGGGGAGCAGATACAAACGCATCAAATGCTAAATATTCGGCATCTGCCATACACGCTTGTAATGTTGTTTTCCAAATTAATTTATAAAGACGCTTCTCTCGTTCTCCCACATCCACTTCTTTGCGCATTATATCCGTTGGACGAATACATTCGTGTGCTTCTTGTGCGCCCTTCTTTTTAAGTCCAAATGCGAAATCCACATTTGGTTTGATATAATCCTCCGTATATTCGGTTTGAATATAGTGAGTTATTTTGAGAATGAATTCCTCAGCGATTTTATGACTGTCTGTTCTCATATACGTAATGTATCCGTGTTCGTATAGGGTTTGCGCCATTCGCATTGTATCTTTCGGAGAGAAATGGAGTTCATTGCTTGCCTTTTGTTGAAGACTAGAGGTCGTCAATGTCATTGGTGCGCGTTCAACCGATTTGCGGAGCGGTGAAAAGGTCATTTGATGCTTATGTTTCTTAGAGAGTTGAAGGAATGTTTTCACATCTTCTTCATTGGGAATGGTTCGCGATAAATTAAATGAAATCTTATGAAAAACGCCCTTTATACGATAAGTCACTTTTGGAGGAGTGCTATTAATTTCCTCTTGATTTTCATAGATAAGTCTCAGCGCAGGAGTTTGACATCGTCCCAACGACAATCCTTTCATAGACAATGCTCTTGAAACTTGTGGCGACAATTTAAATCCGATTAATAAATCCAACACACTTCGCGCCTTTTGCGCATTTACTTTATCAATATCAATCGTAACTGGTTTCTTAATCGCATTTACGATTGCCGACTTTGTAATTTCGCGGAAAATTAGACGCGCCGTTGTTAAAGGCAGTTTCAAATATTGACAAATATCAAACGCAATGCGTTCTCCTTCATTATCCGCGTCCGTCGCCAAATAAACCTTTTCACATTCTTTATAGTTCTCTCGTATGGTCTTTATGAATTTCCCCTTTGTCGGAATGATTTTCATAATCGGTTCATAATCTTCTTTTATACATTTAAGACCTAATGAAGTATCCATTTCATAAATGTGTCCAGCAGTGGCACATACGATATAGGCATTGTCTAAAAATGAGGATATTTTCTTAATCTTATTTGGACTTTCTACGATAATAAGCGATTTCATTCTTTAAGATATAGAGAATGAAATAAAAATAGGTTCAACTGGATTTTATGGTTTTCCTACATCGTGTTTCACACGATTTATAAATATGCGAAACGAGACACAAAATAGGACGCATAAATATGTGTTCATATGCCGCACCATTTAATTTAACTAGTCTCAAAACAGCGCCTCCAAAATACGCCAAATCTTTCACGGATTCAGTGTCCTTTAAGACGACTTCTTTATAATCTGACCACAAATTCATACAATAGGTAATGATGCGAGACATTGTTGTTTCTTTGAGAACATCACTCAATCCTGGAATGTGCGACATAATATAATCGGCCGGAGAAGTAAGCGCCACAATGAATTCATTGGGGGTCATATCTTCATTAAATCCAATTCCCCATGTGGATATTTTGGGGATGGTTGCGGCATAAATGACGGCCGTCCAACACAGAATATTCAACAGGGATTCAACGTAGGCACAATTGCTCGTATCCGTGGATATTCCTATAATAGAAAACACCTGATTTTTTATGAATTGTAATATATAATTTCCGCCCCGCTGCTTACGAGTTTTGTTCTTCGTTGATTTACTCGGTTCTGAAAATAAACGCTTATATTCCGCAAGAATTTCCTTTGATGATGGAATTTTGCCCGAGTATTTAGTATCTTTTGCGATGAGATGTAATACATAGGTCAATGAATTGTGAAAATGATTGATAGAACTCATTATATATTATACGAACAAAAATATATTCGCATATATTATATGAGTGAATCAATAAAACCATATTTGATTGGTGTCGTTCAGCGAGAAATATCACCATCTGAAAGCATTCCATTGAAAATATTTTCACTATTGGTCTATGTGATGATTATGGCGGTTATTATTATGGGATTTATTGGGGATGAAATGAAATGGGGTCTATTTTTGATGATTGGTGTTGTAGTGATGAGTTTAATTGTATATGGCGCTGGATTTTTCAGTGATTCAAAAAGCAATGCCGCTTTAATTCCTTGGGGTATATTTGAATATAACGCACCTTCGTTGGATATTTCATTGGGGTTCTTTGTATTTTCCTATATGATGGTTGGGATGTCCAAATCCGGAAATTTCAATATTATACTGATTATTCTATATTCTGCGTTTTTAGTGATAGCAAGCGCATTAAAAGTCGTCCTTAGAGACAGTTCATTCGGTCATTTATCAGTGAGCGCATTAATGGGTCTATTATTGGGAGGACTATATGGACTAATTATTATGATAACGGACAAGAACAATCTCATATTTGCCAATACGGATGTAGGAACAGAAAAATGCGGATATACTCGCAAACGCAATTTCAAATGTTCTGTTTATAAAAATGGCGTATTGTTGAAAAATCTTTAATTGAATGAGATTTTATCTATGAAAAATATAATAAAAGATGTTGGAAAACTTTAAGCGATTGATGGGTCAAATTCATAATACGAATGCCTTTATAGAATTGTATAAAGACATTCAAGATGAAATATTAACGGTCGGCTATTATAAAGCACTGTTTATAGTTCGCGCCTATCAAAATAATAATATGTCATTGGTTGAAGCATTGGCCGCACAAATTCATAGAAGAAATCAGAGAGAAGCATTACAACAGATTATTTTATATGTGCGAGATGTAGAGGTTATTCGTACTATATTGAGAATATTTGACGCAACACCGGCACTTATAAAAGTCGTTGTTCAATACTGGTTATATGTCTATGAAGAATATTATGATTATTATATTACGAATATATGGTATCGTATGCGTCCCGAGGCAAACTCAATGGAAAATATGATAAAGATATTGGATATGATGATGTCTATTCATAAACCAGACCGTTTAGATGCGGCCGGATGTTTAGGATATTTATTTATTGGACGACATTATGGTAGATGTAGAATAAGTTGGGTACACGTCTTGAAACAAAAGACAGAGCATAAATTGATGCGAGAAATAGAACCAGAAGACATATTATATTTGATTGATTGGATGGGTGACAGCATCGTATTACGCAATTATTTGTTATTTTCTAAACTCGTGGTTCCAAAGACGCATTCTTTATATTCAATCTATCTTGACGTTCATAGACCGCGAATAGAATATACAAAAAAAATATGGGAAAGAATAGGACTAACTGGATTCAATACGGATATGGTCGCGTAATTTCATAAGAATACTTCCAAGAGCATTATATCCCCAATCTTTTTTATGTTCAAGAGCGGATTCTTCATTAAATCCAATTCCCCAATATCGGTCTCGCGGAGATGCTTCCGCTAAAAATGCTTGTCCTGTATTCAAGATATATTCTTTGAGTTCTGGGTTTTGCGTAAATTTGGCCTTGTTTCCATCATAGACAATTCCCAGTTTTCGCCCATTCCACAATCGTTCATCAAAGTTGCGGACTTTGCGTCCCAATTGTTTTTGACGAATGGGATCAGACGTGGCCATAATCTTGTGATAAGCGTCCATATCATTGAATAGAAGTGCTTTTTCAGACATCATAAATTGTTCGGCAGAATTATATACTTTCTCTCCAATGATGAACTTACAGGGGTGATGTTGAGATAGAGGATGATACTTTCCATAGAAGAATACGACTTCGGACATTGTGTGTAAAGAGAGAAACAGAGAGAAAAAGAGTTCAATTTAGATTAAATTCATAAAATAATCTATATACAAATGTTGTGGGTTTATGATGCCGTTCAAAAAGAAGATACATTCGCATTGTCCTATATATTACTAAATCCCGAGTTTAACTACGCATTTACATTGGCGTGTAAATGGGGTAAATTCAAATTGGCAAGATGGTTGGACGAGCAATATGAATTTAATATTGATTTTCAGGTGGTATTTGAACACACTTGTATAGCGGGAAAATTGGATATCGCAAAATGGTTATATGAGAGGCATTTCGTTAAAATCACGGAGGACATATTTATAAGCGTCGTTCAAGGTGGATATATAGATATGGTGGAATGGATGGTGCCATATGTAGATATCCATTATGATAAAGATATGGCATTTTGTGTTGCCTGTTTCAAGGGGCGTTTGGATATAGCAGAATTACTATATTCATACGGGGGTATAAATGTATTATCACAGAAATGCTATGCGTTTAGAACCGCCTGTAAAAAGGGATATTTAGATATCGTAAAATGGTTATATTCTAAACAGAATGTGCTGGTATATAGTATAAAATCTGTAGACGGAATTCCAAAACACATATTGAGATGGTTGGTGCGTTCAGGAGCGGAATTGGATATACCTTACGCGAGGGTATATAAGGAATATTTAGAGAAAATGATAAATAGAATAATTCATTCATAAAAAGAATGAATGATAATAGTAATAATGGATATTTACGCAATTTATAAACGGGCGACACCTGTTCCGCGACTTCCGGTAGAATATTTATACAACTTGCGACATTTTGATTATGATGATTTAGGCATATCCTATCTTATAGAAACATTGTTGGTTCTTGATATGTATAAAGTAGGAATGAATTTTACACGAGTATATGACATTTGTATGATGGTTGAAAGCGATGATGTGCTTTATTCGGAGTATAAACAAAAGGGGGTTAAAATATTGAAGACATCTCTTAAACAAATGTTGTCGGCATATACAGAATTAGAAAAAGTAATTGATTACAATGTGGATGAAATGATATACAATATACAGAACTTTATACTTCAAACGGATTATAGAATTAGGATTTTATAATGTCGTAAAGCATACGCTGGAGACGGATTTTGAATAGTTTTTGTTCTCTAAATGATGGAAAGGTTTTAGGAGGGGCGACTTGTTGAATTGCTACATATTCATATAAGTTGGGGGTATTTATTGAATCGGGGTTGTTACAGTATTCAATATATAATTTCCGATATTCTTCAAGAGATTTTCTTTTTACATTTGAGGCAGAAATAGGAAACATCCATATTTCGTATTCGTGAGTGCGACGCAAATTATTAGACGACATTTGGTGTATAGTATACTATTTGTGAATATCATTTCAATTCTTAATGCGTTGAAATAATATGGATTGAAGTCGTATCATTTGTAAATGTTTGGTGCGTTGTTTTCTGTTTGCAGTTTGATTATTTCTGGATAAATCATAATAGTCCCATTGTATGTGAGGATTAGATTCAACGATTTCCCAATTAATATTTGGATTACATGATAGTTCATAATATTTCCACGGTTTATCAGGATTTGATTGGATAATTTCCCACGTTATATTTGGATTTCGTGATAAATATTTATAATTCCACTCAATATCGGGATTTGCTTGAACGATTTCCCATGTAATGTTTGGATTTACTGATAAAGAATCATAATTCCACGGTTTATGAGGATTTGCTTTTACAATATCCCACGTAACATTTGGATTTAATGATAGATAATTATAATTCCAATTTATATGACGATTTGCTTGAATGATTGACCATGTTATATTAGGATTTTTTGATATAAGGTCATAATCCCATCTTATATCTGGTTGTGATTGGATAATTTCCCATGTAATGTTTGTATTGGCTGATAAAGAATGATAACCCCATGGTTTATGTGGATTTTCTTCAATAATATCTATTGTAATATTTGGATTGGCTGATAGATATTGATACGACCATAATTTATCAGGATTGGATTGGACGATTTCCCATGTGATATTTGGATTTAATGATACATTAACAGAACGCCACTCTATAGTGGAATTTGATTGAATAATCTCCCACGTTGTGTTTGAATTATAAGATAATCCATAATAATCCCATGGTTTATCTGGATGGTCTAATATATATTGAAACCATTCTTTGGATATGGATTGTTGAATATCTATCGGATGTTTCCAGATTTGTCGTTCATGTTCTTTCTTCAAAGTAGAATAAGACATATTGATTTGTTATTATGAAAAAAGAATAAGACTAATATGAATTCAATTTTTAATGCGTTCAAATAATACAGATTGAATTCGTATCATTTTTAAATAATGCGTGCGTTGTTTTCTATTTGAATTTTGATTATTACTAGATAATAAATAATAATTCCACTGAATATCAGGATTTGATTGGACGATTTCCCATGTTATGTTTGGATTTTCTGATAAACAAACATAATGCCACGGTTTATCAGGATTTGCTTTTACAATATCCCATGTAATATTTGGATTAGAAGAGAGATTACTATAACTCCACGGTTTATCTGGATTTGATTTTACAATATCCCATGTAATATTTGGATTTTTAGATAATGCGGTATAATTCCATTCTTTATCAGGATTAGATTGGACGATTTCCCATGTAATCTTTGGATTTTTAGATAATAAAGTATAATCCCACTTCATACGAGGATTTGCTTGAATAATATCCCATGTAATATTTGGATTTAATGATAAACATCCGTAATTCCATTTTTTATGGCGATTAGCTTGGACGATTTCCCATGTTATATTTTTATTATACGATAAAGAATAATACCCCCATAACATATCAGGGTTTGATTGAACGATTTCCCATGTTATATTTGGATTTAATGATAAAGAATAAAAATCCCAATGTATGTATAGATTTGTTTTTACAATATCCCATGTAATATTTGGATTATATGATATATATTCATAGTCCCATAGCTTATCTGGATTTGTTTGAATAATATCCCATGTTATATTTGGATTTAAGCACAAAAATCTATAATTCCATTCTATATCAGGATTGGATTGAACGATATCCCATGTAATATTTGAATTTTGTGATACATAAGAATAATCCCATTTTTTATCTGGATGGTCTACTATATATTGAAACCATTCTTTACTAATTGCTTTTGAAATATCAAACGAATGTTTCCAGATTTGTCGTTCATGTTCTTTCTTCAAAGTGAAATAATTCATTTTTTATATAAAAAAGAATGGTAATAATATCATTTCAATTCTTAATGCGTTCAAATAATACAGATTGAAGTCGTATCATTTGTAAATGTTTGGTGCGTTGTGTTCTGTTTAAAGTTTGAATATTTCTGGATAAATCATAATAATCCCATAGTTTATCGGGATTAGCTTGGACGATTTCCCATGTTATGTTTGGATTTTCTGAGAAAGAATGATAATGCCATGGTTTATCAGGATTTGCTTGAATAATATCCCATGTTATATTTGGATTAGATGACATCCAAAAATAGTTCCACGGTTTATCAGGATTTGCTTGAATCATTTCCCAAGTAATATTTGGATTTGATGATAACATATCATAATTCCACGCTTTATCAGAATTAGATTTGACGATTTCCCATGTAATATTTGGATTTTTAGATAATAAAGTATAATCCCAAGATTTATCAGGGTTGGCTTGAACTACGTCCCATGTAATATTTGGGTGTCTAGATAATAGATTATAATTCCAATGTATATGTGGATTTGATTGGATGGTTTCCCATGTAATATTTGGATTTTGAGATAACATATCATAATCCCAAGGTTTATCCGGATTAGCTTGAATGATTTCTGTTGTTATATTTGGATTTTCTGATAATGTAGTATAATCCCATGGTTTATCTGGATTGGCTTGAACGATTTCCCAAGTAATATTTGGATTCATAGATAACCATATATAGTTCCACGGTTTGTCTGGATTGGCTTGGACGATTTCCCACGTTATAAATGTTCTTTTAGATAATACAGTATAACTCCATTGTTTATCTGGATTAGATTGGATGATATCCCATGTTATATTTAGATTATACGATAAACATATATAGTCCCACGGTTTATCAGGATTTGCTTGGATGGTTTCCCACGTAGTATTTGAATTATAAGATATTCCAGAATAATCCCATGTTTTTTTAGGATGGTCTATTATATATTGAAACCATTCTTTGGATATGAATTGTTGAATATCAATCGGATGTTTCCAGATTTGTCGTTCGTGTTCGCTCTTTAAAGTATAATAAGACATATTAATTTGTTGTTATTGTAAAAAAGAATGGTAATAATATTGTTTCAATTCTGGATGAGATGAAATAATATGGATTGGAGTCGTATCATTTGTAAATGTCTGGTGCGTTGTTTTCTATTTGTATTTTGAGTATTCATTGATAATAAATCATATTTCCACCGAATATTTGAATTAGAATGGACGATTTCCCATGTGATATTTGGATTATATGATACATAAATATAATCCCATTTTTTATCTGGATTTGCTTGAATAATATCCCATGTAATATTTGGATTTCTTGATAATACACTATAATCCCACTTAATATGAGGGTTTGATTGGACGATTTCCCATGTGATATTTGGATTTTCTGATAATGCGCTATAGTCCCATTCTTTATCAGGGTTTTCTTGGACGATTTCCCATGTGATATTTGGATTTAATGATAACATATTATAACTCCATGGTTTATCAGGATTTGCTTTAACGATTTCCCATGTAATATTTGGATTGGTAGA